AAGCGTCTTTGTATGAAGCGTCATCATAAAATACTGATGGCGTCTTTGCAAAACGATTTACATTGACGCCAAAACTTGCTTTTAAATTAGCCATTTTTCTGCCATTGTAAGTAGTGTGAAAAATGATACCTAGTTTAGCTCTCATAATTTTTCTAGCAAGGTCAGTATTTTCTGGTACTGCATAAGTTATAGTGTTAGGTGTAAATGCAATAGCATCCTCACCTCTTATAGATACCTTTTTAATATCTCCTGGTGTAAATAACAAGTCGCCTTGTACAACACCTCTTATGCCAAGTTTTGGTAATTCTTTTAAACAGATAGATAGTTTATCTACCAAACCACCAGAGTGATTTTTTCTAATGTCTGATTGTGTGTAATTGATTTTAGGAGTAACGTTGAATACTGATTTTGATCCAACAAAGAATTTGCCGTTTTCAGGATTAACACCACAGAATACAGCAGGTGCACCATCCCATTTAACAGATACATTTAATTTTCTACGTGATGATCCTACTAACATGTTTCTTATAGATTTAAGAAACTCAATAGCGTTGATACCACCTTGATATCCGTTATTAATAATTTCGTCTTCTAAATGTTCTAAATGAGTATTTTTCGCCTCATTTAAGTATTGTTTAAAACTATACATATCTCTCCACTATACCCATTATATCAAAATTTTTGCTTAAAGTCAAGCAAAAAATAGCACTATTTCCATTAATAAATCACTACTTACTAGACTATTTATACTTAACTAGACCCACATTCCGTCTTTAAGATTGCCTCAAAGTCTTTTGCAAGACCACCTTGAAACTGCGGTCTACTTGTAAATGTACCTTTGTATCTAACTTGTAAATCTAGTATTTTTGATTGTCCTCTAACTAGGGTGAGATATATTTTAGCTGCATTTGATTTAGCAGATAATTCTTCGTTTACTACAACTGCAAACTTTTCGTTTTTTGCTTTCTTTTCAATTCTTGTTAGACCACATAAAGTTGTTTTCAATGCCTTTACACTTGATGGTAAAATTTTTACTTCACCTTTAGGCGACACATCACCTATACCTGTTATCAAAGCAAAATCAAAATCTTTGCCTTTTATCTTTTTAGCGTCTAATTGTTCAAATAATTTTGTTTTTAATATTATGTTAAGTAGAGTCTCTGCTAATTCATTTGAATATTTATCTACTACTTCTCTATATTTACTCCATAATGGATTCTTTTTGTCAGCCAAATCTTTATTGACAAAAAATCTCATACTCTTTGGATCTTTAGTGTTGTCATCTAAATAACCTTTTTTAGATGTTGCATAACCTTTTGTATCTATGTATCCTTTGTCGCCAAATTGTTTTTTATCTTTGCCTTTTGACTCATATAAATCTTTATCGCTTAATCTTTTGTAATTGTTAATATCTTTCTCTAATAGTATTTTTTTCTTTACTGCTTTTCTTATTAGACCTGAAAAATATTTAATTCTTAAATCAACTATTTCTTGTTTTAACTTGTCGTATTCTTTACCTTCAAAGACACTAGAAAAGGCTTTGTTTATAAGAGTAGGGTCAGCAGCTTTAACGTCTTTCTTTTTCTTTAAAGATACACCAAAAAACTTTTTCTTATCTGCTGAAACTATTATATCAGATGAATTGTAATCTTCAAAACCAAAAGCACTAACTTTAAAGGCTTCTACATCTTTAGGAAATATATTACCTGTCATATAGACGGTTAAAGGACCTGAAGCCTTTTTCATATACTGCCTAATACCTTTAGCAGCAGATACACCTACGGCCATATCTTTAATAAATTTGTCGTTTAGTTTTGCATTAAAACCTGTAAAGGTTTTTTGATCACCGAATTGAATATCTTTTTTTGCATTGACAACTTTCTTGCCTTTGTCAATCAATTTTTTTAAATCTAGTTGATTTTTTACTTTTTCTAAATCTGGTAAATTAGATTGCAAAGCAACTGCTGTCATTATTTCAGACGCTTCGTAAGCCATAGTTTTCTCTCCTATGTACTATTTATCTACTACGACCTCTACTTCTAGCAGGAGAATTATAATTTGTCTTACCTTTATCTAGTATCTTTTCTTTTGTACCTCTACAATCAAAGAAAGGTGGGAACCCAAAGACACCAAATGTCTTATGTTTATTTTGAAATTTAGTAAGTTTTTTTACATCTTCCTCAAAAAAGGACTCTTGTAATACTAACTTACTAGGCATTTCAACGCAACGCCAAAGTATATCACCGTTTATTTTGACCATTTCAGTCTTGTAATATATTGATGGTTTTCTTTTTCTTTTTGTTGCCATATTATCCTACATGTTTAGTATTAATTTAGCTTCTTCACTTAACATCTCTCTACTAAATGGTGGAGTATGTGTTAATATAATCTTTACATTACCCTCACCTGCTACACGTTCAGTAGCTTCTTTTATATCTTTGCTTATCTTATCTGCCATAGGGCAAAGCATAGAGGTTAGTGTGTGAGTAATTGTAACTTTATCTTCTTTTATATCAATGTCGTAAATCAGTCCTAAATTAAATACATCTACAGATGGCATTTCAGGATCATAAACCTTTTTTAGTTCTTCTATTATCTTATCTTTCATTATACTTTAAAATCTGAAAACTTATCATACACGTCCACAGATTGTGGGCCTGATGGTTTCTCAATCTTCTCCTTACTTTCTTGGTTACTATCTACAATCTGTTGAGCAGATTGTTCTACATCATATAATCTCATCTTACTTCTATCTACACCTATAATAAAAGCACGATTGACAGCAGGATCATTATAACGATTCTTTAATTGTTTAACTTTAATTTGACCTAGTTCTTCTAATTCTTCGTTTGATATTAGAGCAAACATGAAGTCAGCAGTTGCAGGAAGGCCAAATGATTCTGAAGTATCTTCTAAACCAACATCACTTGACAGATAACCAGATCTGGTTGTTTGTGTAGCAGATATGATAGGTACATCATATTGTACTGCAAGACCTCTTAATTCTTCAGCGATTGCCTTAACATAGAAATATGAAGATATATTACCACCTTTAAATCTACTTGATGAACATATATTTAAATAGTCAATGAATACTATATCTGGTTTAAATGATTTCTTTAACGCAAGTTCATCCATCAAAGATTTAAAATGACCAGCATGAGCAGCTGCCGTAGGATATTCTTTAATAATCAGTTGCCCATTAATTTTATTTTGTAACTTTTGTGTTTTGTTATCGTATATCTCTTTAGGCATTTCATAAAGATCATCAATGGTTACATCTAATAAGTTAGCGTCAATTCTTTCTGCGATACGTTCTTCAGCCATCTCTAATGTAATATACAATACATTCTTACCTTGAGCAATTACACTACTTGCAACATGGCACATAAACAAAGATTTACCAACACCAGTACCTGCAAGAGCAACGTTAAGTGTTTTAGGTGGCAGACCACCTTTTGTAATACGATTGAAATAATTTAAATCAAACTTTAATCTTTCTTCTACTCTATGGTAATAATCAAATCGCTCATCTGTCATGGCAAGATAATCATGCCCTATATGTCTATCAAATGAAACTCCTAATGCGTCTGATAAGATAGTAGGTATTGCCTCTGGTGTATGTTTCTTATCTTTACCATCAATGATTTTGATACCTTGTAATACTGCATTATACACAGCACGATCTTTACACCATTTTTCTGTTGTATCTAACAACCATTGTTGTTCAACTTCCTCATGTATTAATGAGTTCAATAATGTTTTTGTATTTTTATATTCGTCTTCGGTAAGTGTCTTGTTATTAGACAACTCAATAGCGATTGCTTCTTTTGTAGGTAGGTTGTTGTACTTGACAACAAAAGCATTTATGATTTTAAATAGAGTTACTTCATCTCTATTTCTAAAAAAATCTTCTTTAATGAAAGGTATTGTTCTTCTGGTAAAGTCTTCATTGTGGATTAGATTAGATAATAATGTTTTTTCAAAATCAGACATAATGTAGATAACTTCCTATAATGTACTTTGGTTGATTAATAGGCTTTTCACCTGTATGTTTAAAGGTCCACAATGGAGGAAACACCAAGACTTTACCTGCTTCAGGTTTGATCTTAATATCATAATCAGGAAATGTTGTTTCGCCGCCATCATTGTTATTTAAATACATAAAAAAAACTAAAAATCTTCTTGCACTATTATAGTCTGTGACATCCACATGTGTCTTAAATTCATCTTCACCATTAGGTTCATACTTCTTAAATCTTATCTGTTCAAAACCAAATTTATTTGGCCATTGTTTTATACTATCTATATTAACATCTTTTGTATATTTGTCAATAACCTGTCGGAGTTTAGGAAAGATAATACCTGTGTACTCTTTCCAGTCGTTATGCATACTAATATTAATTTCAGTAAATGACATATGATTATCTACGATAGTTTTAGTTTGTTGAGTCGGAGAATCCTCAAACTTATCTATCAAGTGCTGACATTGTTGTTTATTAAGCACATTCTTATACGTGCATATGTAATCACTTTTGAAATCTAATCGTGCCATCTTCTAATTGTTTTTCTACCACTTCTATCAATATATCGCCTATGTAATTCCTAAAATCTTCACTTGTTGTATCAATGTTATTAGGATTTACCTTTACATCATAATCAAACTTTAAAGGTATCTCACCCTTATCATTCTCTTCCGAGGCAAACTTTACATGCCCATACGTGTATATAATATCTTTATAGTTACCTTCTACAATCTTTATGCAACTAAAATCATCAACATCACGTTGAGCAAAGACGTATCTATTCTGCGCCATAGAGGAATTCTTTTTTGGCTGCCTCGTCAATTTGAGCGAGAACATCTTTAGTAAAGAATTTATCAGGTTCATTATTGATAGTTTTTGCATATTGTTTTGATCCGTCAGGTAACTCTACCCTTGTTGATACTGATTTAAATATACCATGCTTAATTGCAAGTTCTAATAAACCATAATACTTATCAAGGCCATCTTTATAAGTTAATCTTACATCAATCAAAGCATTCTCTTTTGTCAACCTTGATTTGTAGTTCTTACAATGAATTATATTACCTATAATTTCTTTGCCATCTTTCTCTTTACGTTTAGATAGATATACGATATTACTTGCAGCGTATTTTAATCCACTACCACCGCCCATCTCCTTTTGAGGAAACATTGAGCCAATAACATCATATGTATGATTAGTCATAATCATAGGTACTTTTGCTTTGCCTAATTTTAAAGTCAATACTCTAAATGCAGCTTTTACAATCTGCGATCTAGTCATATCTCTAGTTTCTTTACCTTCAGCAGTATCTTCCATCTCTTTTGTAGTAGATAACATTCCTAAACTATCTAATACAAACATCAAAGGTTTTCTTTTATCTTCAGGTTGTTCTAGGTATTTGTCAATCACTTTGATTGATTGATGTCTAAATTCTTGTACGGTGGCAACTGGTACTATAACCATTCTTGTACTATCTATACCACGAGCCTCAACTAATTCTTTTGTTAATGCACTTTCTGACTCAAAGTAAATTACACCTGCGTCTTTGTTTTTATCTAAAAATGCTTTTACAATACCTAATGCAAAGAAAGTTTTACCTGTTGCAGCTTCACCTGCAATCGCTGTTATTTTGTTTGATGGCATACCACCATAGATTGAACCAGATAATAAAGCGTTAAACGCCAAAGAGCCTGTGTCTATAAAACTATCTACATCACCTGCTTCTACACCTTCACTTACAAGTGTAGCATATTCATTACCTGTTTCTTTTATTATATCTTTTAAAAAGTCACTCATATTATATTCTCCGTTTGTGTATATATTATATCAATTTTGACATCATTTGTCAAGCTGTCACTCCCATTCAAATCTATACTTCTCATTTTGAGGTACCCACCCCACAATAGGTGTTTCTAAATCCTCGTGTCTTATATCAGTCCATATCTTATCATACATAGTATCCGTGTTTATATGCCCGAATTGTGCATAAACCGTTTCATTTACTTTAGATAACCTTTGTTTTAGTAGTTCTCTATTGTATTCAAGTAATCTTTGATAGTCCCAATATTCTTTAAGGTCTGTATATGATTGTTTTGAGATTGCCATACTCATATTTATTATTTGACCTTACAATATCTTTGACATGGACCTGGCGCTGTGTCAGGATTCTTCCATGTATCTGGTAGTTTTTTAGCAAACAATTCACTATCAACTATTTCTTTCATACTATGGTTTTCTAAATTGTATTTTTCTTTGTTATCTAAATACTCATCAACCCAAGGATGTGATCCTTTTCTAAAATG